TAGCAAGGCCAGTATTCCACGCTATGTTCTTTGATATTACAAGAAAAATATTAAAATGTGTTTGTTACAGATGTTCCAAACTTCTGGTATCTCCTAAAACTACAAATAACGACCTGCAGCAAGATATGCAAAAAATCATGGCAATAAAAGATAATCAAATGAGATGGAATGCTTATTTCAAACTCTGTAATTTGACAAATAAAGTAAAATGTTGTGGAGACGATGGTACTATTGGCTGTAATGCAAAACAACCTTCAAAGTATAATAAAGATGGACCTATGAAAATTGTTGCAGAATGGAAAGATGGAACTGAAAAAAATGTTACTGAATTTACTGCCGAAGATATCTTAAGAATATTCAAAAGAATTTCAGAAGAAGATATGGAAATCATGGGATTTAATCCTCTTTGGAATCGTCCAGAATGGATGATAACAACCGTGCTTCCCGTCCCTCCACCCGCAGTAAGACCAAGCATTATTGAAGAAAATGGTCAAAGAAGAGAAGATGATTTGACACATAAATTGAGCGAAATTATTAAAACAAATAATAATATTTTCGATCGTATTAAAAAAGGATCTTCCGAAGAAACAATCCGTATTATTACTCTCGTACTACAATATCACATATTTACACTTCTTGACAATCAAATATCTGGTCTCGCACCTTCTCAACAAAGAAATGGAAGGAAACTTAAATCTGTTTCAGATCGTATGAAAAAGAAAGAAGGACGTATCAGAGGAAATCTTAATGGCAAACGTGTTGACCAGTCCGCAAGAACTGTTATTACACCAGATCCATATATCAGTATTGACGAACTTGGTGTTCCTATCAAAATTGCTATCAATATTACATTTCCTGAAGTTGTAAATAATGCAAATATGGAACATATCAAAACTCTTATCAAAAATGGTCCAGATACATGGCCTGGGGCCAAATATGTCAAAAAATCAAAAGATATGATAACAATCAATCTTAAATATGCTCAAAATGAAATTGAAAAAATTATTAAAGAACTTAAAGTCGGTGATGTAGTTCATAGACATCTTACCGACGGCGACTATATTCTATTTAATCGCCAACCATCACTTCATAAAATGAGTATGATGTGTCATAAGGTTATTGTTATGCCTTATCAAACATTCCGTTTAAATGTTCTTGATACTCCACCATACAATGCTGATTTTGATGGCGATGAAATGAATCTTCATTGTCCTCAAAACATTCAAACAATGAGTGAACTAATGGATATTACAGCAGTTCCTTATATGATATTGGCACCAAGAGATGGTAAACCAATTATAGAAGTTGTTCAAGACACACTCTTAGGATCATTTCGTTTGACAAAAGACTGGACGACAATCAATGATAAAACAATGGCAAATCTACAAATGGTAAATAGTAATTTTACAGGAAAATTAGAAAAACCAAATAAAAATTACGAATATTCTGGTAAAGATGCATATTCATTCATTTTACCACCCAATTTGAATATCGTCAGAAAAAATAAAGCTGAAGAAAAGTTTGTTATCAAAAATAGTAAAGTAGAAAGTGGGACACTTGATAAAACTGTATTTCACGGCATTTCATCTGGACTTATTCCTGTGATATATCACGATTATGGCCCATTTGAAGTTCGTAAATTTCTTGATAACACTCAAAGACTTATTTGTAGATGGTTATTATCATCTGGATTCAGTGTTGGTATCAGTGATCTTATTACAAGTGAAAAGATTAATGAAGAACTTAAACAAACTATTCGTGTTATGAAAAAGAAAGCTTATGACCGTCTGGATGATGTGAGGAGAGGACTCGTTGATAATAATAGCATATTTAATAATGTCAATTTTACTGAAAGAGAAATTATCGGTATTCTTAATCAAACAACAAACAAAGTTGGTAAAATTGGTCTCTCGCAAATTGATGAAAAATCAAACAGAATGATTAATATGGTCAAATGTGGGTCAAAAGGTAAGGAAACTAATGTAGCACAAATTGTAGCATGTGTTGGACAACAAAATGTAGATGGCAAACGTATTGGTTACGGTTTTACCGACAGAACCCTGCCTCATTTTACAAAATATGATGATGGTCCAGATGCAAGAGGATTTGTGGAAAACAGTTTTATAGATGGTCTATCTCCACAAGAAGTATTCTTTCATGCTATGGGTGGTAGAGAAGGTCTTATCGATACTGCTGTTAAAACCAGTGAAACTGGTTATATTCAGAGAAGATTAGTAAAAGCGATGGAAGATGTTAAGATACATTATGACAATACAGTTCGCAATGCCAAAGGTTCCATTATTCAATATATTTATGGAGAAGATGGAATGGACGGTTGCAAAATAGAATCTCAATATATTCCATTCATTGAAATGAATTCAATCGAAATGGAACAAAAATACAACCTAACCAAAAATGACAAATTAAATAATTATATGATCGCAAAAGCCTATAAAGAAGTTAACTCAGATACTTATAAAAGATGTTCCAAATATTTTGAAAATATTATGAATGATAAAATGTTTATCATTGAAAATGTTTACAATGGTCTCAAGAATACAACAATAAAATATCCTATTCCTTTTTACAGAATTATCAACAATGCTATTGAAAAAATGAAATCTCTTGGAATAAAAGCTATCAAAACCGATTTAACCCCTGATTATATTATGGATAATATCGATCGTCTTATCAATAAACTCTATATTAAAGAACTTGAACAAGGTATGAGATTCTTTCAAATATTAATTCGTCATCATTTGGCTCCCAAGAAAATGATTATAGAAAATCACTTCTCTAGAGATATATTTGACTGGATTGTAATTAAAATAGAACAACATTTCAATGAAGCAATCGCTCAGCCTGGTGAAATGGTTGGTATTGTAGCTGCTCAAACCATTGGTGAAATGGGAACACAGATGACACTCGATTCATTCCATGTATCAGGTACAGAAGCTGCAGTTAAAGCAACATCTGGTGTTCCAAGATTGAAAGAAATTCTCAGTGCAACCAAAAAAACAAAAACACCTACTCTAAACATCTATCTTAAAAATGATATTGCTACTGTTATGAATCCTATCATGGGCGACGATGGTATTGAAATTATTGATGAAAGAGTAGAAAATGCTAAAAACATATCGATGAATGTTAAAAATTCAATTGAAATTACAAGGCTTTGTGATATATTGGAATACAGTGAAATCTTCTGGGATGATGGTGAAGGTGATAACGACAAAGGTCTATTCGAAATTTATAAAGAATTTATTGAAATCAATGAATTGGCTGGAAGATGTTCAAATAATTCACCTTGGGTTCTTAGAATGAAATTTAATAAAGAAAAAATGGTATCTTATGGTCTTCGTATGATTGATATTTATACAAAATTAACTATGACATATGACAAATATATCGACTGTATTTACAGTGATGACAATGCCGAAGAATGTATATTTATGATGAAACTGACTGAAACTGCTTTGAAAGATATTGATGCAGCCGATGAACTCGCATCTATCAAAGCGATGGAACACAATATTGTATATCAAGTATTGCTTAAAGGTTACAAAGGTATCAAAAAGGTTTCTCTTAATAAGAAAAAATACGAAAAATATAATCATGATACTGAAAAATTCGATAAAGTTATTGAATGGGCTCTCGATACAGATGGTACAAATTTGATTGAAATTCTCGCTAATCCCAATGTTGATGCTACAAGAACTGTATCCAATGATATTCGTGAAATTCAAGAAACATTAGGTATCGAAGCTGCCCGTAATTCATTATATAACGAATTGATGAATGTCACTGGTGAAGGTTCTATGAATTATAGACATCTATCACTTCTCATGGATACAATGACATTCAAAGGTTGTCTGGTATCTATTGACAGACATGGTATCAACCGTGGTGATATTGGACCATTGGCTAAGTCATCATTTGAAGAATCAACTGATATGTTAATTAATGCCAGTATATTCTCGCAATATGATAATGTAAATGGTGTTTCCGCAAATGTTATGTTAGGTCAACAACCTCCTTGTGGTACTGGAGATTGTGATATTCTACTTGACGAAGAACTTATGGTAAACCTATTAAAAGATAAAATACCAAAAGAATTAGAAAATATTCCTGAAGAAATTGAAGAACAATATGATATTTGCGAAGAAGAAGATATCGCATTCAATTTCAAATTGGGTGAAAAAAATAAATGTTTCAACATCAGAAAAGAAGTTCAAATAGTTTAGTTATGTAAAGCTATCAATTTTTTAATATCTTCGGGAACTTCATCATATGTTATATAAAGGTTGGATGGATTCATTTTATCTACAACTAAATAATAAGCACAATACGGTGATTTATCACAGACTTTATTGAAAATAATAAGAGGTCTTTCGTTAATATTTGATGCTCCAAAAAATACTGATGATAATTTCAGATCATTTATGTCACCTCTATTATATTGTTCATTAAATTCTCCATATACTCCTCTTTGAAGTATTAATATTGATATATTCAATAATTGAGATATTGTAGACATATCTATATCAGTCGGATATAACTCTCCTGAATTCAATATGTCTTCAACGATTGCTTGTTTCTCTGCTAAACTTAGTTTATTGAATTTTTTTTCCATGAACATATTTATGGTGCTGTATTTTTTACCTCTTTTAATCCATTCATTGTAATATGAAGTATCATGAAAGATTTCATACATTGCTTTCTTATCATTCAACATATTCATATATATTGATTTCGACGTATTCCTTACAGTTTCATATGTTAGTTGATTATTTCCTATATATATAGATAACCATTCTACAAATTCTGATATGGTATTTATATTGTATTTCATATCTAAATAAACCATGTTTGACCAATACATCTTTTTATTCTTATTCCATTTTGTATTTAGTTTTTTCACAGTCCCTTTTAAAAGACTCGGTTGATCAATATCTTCATCTTTCAATACTTTATCAACATTGTAAGAGTCTTCCGTTATTTCAATATCACCATATTCATTTGGTAGAGATCTATGATATTTTAATAAATAATTCGGCAATATTTTTTCACCATTTTTTACAAGTGCATTTTGTGCAAAAACAAATTCCGACTTATTTTGTATGGCACTACTTAAGTAATCGTATTTTGTTTGTATTATTATATTTGATATCCATCTTTTTATATCATTTGAATTTTCTGGTATCTCTTCTAAAATTACATCAATTATTTCTTTATCAGGATGATTTGCAAACGAAGTTTTATTACCCTTCTTCATAATCGTCTTTGCTACATATTTCTGTAATTCATACCATTTTTTCGTTTGCAGTTCAGTAGTTTTTATTATATCATGGTATTTATTTAATTTATCTATATGTATGATTGTATCACTTGTCACATCATTTTTATCACTAATTTTTATTTTTGAATATATTTGAATCATATTTACATCGTTCTTGTATATTTCTCCTACACTGACATTGATCTTTAATGTTTGACATTTATCCACAAATAGTTGTAAATCATTTTTAGATACATTAATATTATATTCTTTATTTTGTATATTATTGACAAACAATATATTTTCTTTTTTAATTTTCATATCATTTATAAATCTTTCAAGATATGAACTTCCAATTTTCGGAAATTGCAATAATAAATTTCCTTTTGTCAATATTTTATCTATACTTAGATCATTATTTAGTAAAATTTTTGATATTTTGAATTTTTCATTATTAGCATTGATATTATTATCGATCCAATTATTCAATTCGTACAAATTATTAAAATAGCTATTTTCTTTGTTTTTATAACCACATTTTTCTATCAAATGTTTCAGTTTTGAATAATTATTCAATTTAAATGTATATTTATCATTAGAACTCCTCTTTTTCAACACAATTGGTTCATAATAATTTCCTTCCTTTATTATCATTGCAAATTTCGTCTTCAAATCAATCTTGGAAAATACTGTATTATTACATACCAATGATATATCATTCGTTTTTTCCCATATTATCAGATTTACTTCAAATAAATAATATACCAACGGTAATATATATTGCGGGTCTTTATTAAATGTCATATCAGATGATAAAACATAATCTATATATTTCATCATAGATGCATATATTTTCATATTCATCTCGTTGATTTCTATCTTTTTATTTTTCATTTGTTTAACGTATCTTTTACCATCTGTGATGTCTATGAAAGATTTACAAATGTTTCCATTATCTAATGATACATATGTTGTCAAATCCATATCAAGTTTTTTCCTCAATTCAGATGGTTTGATTTGAAATATTTCCATTATTGCATGAATGATGCTATTGTTTGTAGATTGTTTGACACCTTTTCTAATGAAACATTCATTTTTAGTATTCAAAGACCCAATACAGTTCTTATGATCTTCGTCTGATAACAGGTTATGTAAGTATTCTGGTAAAGTCCCGTATCTCCCTTCTTCTATTGGAGCAGTATGGTTAATAAGATAGTTGTCATCGTCTTTTTTATCATCATTTTGTATTTGATTGTTGTTTTTATTCAAATATGACATACAATTATTGATTTTTACCTGCGTGGTTGGATTTTTACCACAACACGGGACACACATTCCCTTATCATTCGGTTTAATAAGTTTAACATAACTTCGTTTGTCTTTGTCAAGGTCCTTATACATTTTAATAGGTTCTTCATCATCAAGTGGACATTTACCATCGCTTTTGACTGATAAAGGTATTTTACTTTGAGGACACCATAATTTAGGACAGGCGTAATAATTTAAATTATTGGGATTAGAACCATATTCTATGACATTGTCAAAGATCATTTTATTTCCTCTTTCTAATACTTCTTTGTGTTCCTTTGAAAATACTACAGGTTGTACATGACTTTGACATTTATTTCTGGCATAGTATTCTCCAAAAAGTTCTTTATCAGTTTGTTGTAACATTGTTATAAGATAATTGTCTTTTTTGTTACTACCCCCATTTGAATTATATGATGATATAGATGAAGCAACTGATAATGATGAATTTGAAGATGTTGAAGATTTAGATGGTTTCGTTTGTTCTTGTACTTTCTCTACCTTCTTATCAACTGTTTGTGATATGATTTTTGATAACCAGAATATAAGATATCTCATTTCTTGTATATTGTATGAATTTACTATTGAAATGTCATAACCATAAAATCGTGGCGATACTACTAATATTGTACCATTATCTTTTATTTTTATTGAATCTCTCTCATTTAATTCGATACCTTTATGAATAATATCTATTTCATCATTCACTATTTGTAAAGTATTTCCAGATATACCAAGATTCGTAAGTTCATCTGCTACTTCAACATTTGTTATACCTAAATTTAATCTCGATCTAATATATTCATAAATTTCAGTATTTTGGTTATAATTTGAAGATCTTTTATATGTACAAACGATATTCTTACTGTTTTTTTTCACCACATTAAAGATGTCAATTTGTTTACTTATTTTCTCAGTTAAAAGTTTAAATGACGAATTTGCTATATTAATTTTAATACCAGAATTCACTGCGATTTCTTGTAATTTCAACTTTTGTTTCAACATATTCTCTAAAATATTGATCATTCTCTGATGATGAATTTTGATATCCTTCCACTTATTATATTGTCTTGCATCCAATACATAATTTATATTCAGGTCATTACTTTGTATTATTATTTTGCAGTAACTTCTCTTGTTATATATACTAAATAGATTGATTACATGGTTTTGATTTATTTTATCTATATTTGTGATGTTCATGAAAAGTTCTTTATTTATTCTGTTTTCTTTTGACAATTTGTATAAAATTTTGGAGCTATCTTCTATCCATTGTATCATATCAATATGATTCGAAGTGTGTATTTTATCAAAAGTTTCTGCCAATAATATATTATTCAATTTACAATGATAATTTATTCTTGTATAATATTCTGGTAAAATTTCAACATTGTCATCATTTACATAAGCTATAGATTGTAATAATTCTTCTCTTTTATTATTTTGTTTGATTGATATTTTATTATTTGTGTTGAAATAATATTTATGTATTTGATTAGGTATATCACTTGAAAATGCTACATTAATAACATTATATTTGGTAAATAAACCTTTCTTTTGATATTCATAATCAACCGGTTCTTTCAATTCTTCGGATTCTAAATCAGAAGTTAAAAAAGGGTTTATATTATAACCTTTCCATTTTGGTTTTTTGATTGAAAAAAGGATTGGGTTGGTTTTTGTCCAAGCATATATTTGAAATTTGTCGTTTTTGGTAATATAGATTCCGATTTTTGATAGTACTGTTTCAATAGAGTCGTCGTTATATATATCTTTTTTTATAACAATTTCATTTGTATATTCTTTTTCACTTGTGTCAAAAACGTATACATTTTTCTTATTTAAAGATTTCCACACAATAACCTTAAAAATTTTACGAGGGCTTTTGTACATCTCCTTCTAATTTTATAAAATATTTTCAAACTATATATTAAAGATGAAATTAATACAAAAATTAAATTTTATCAAAACTTACATGCACGAACTCGAGTCTTTTGAAAATTCAGACGATGTTCCTGAAAGTTGGATACACAGTGATGGTAGAATTTATGATCCTGAATTGAAGTACAAACCACCTGTTACTACTGTTGATGGTGAATATATTGATACAAATTATGATAGAGAAGATTATATTGAAGATAATGATGATTTAGACGATAACAATTATTCAAATACAACATTTGACAGATATAATATACGAAGTCATTATAAACACGATGAAGATGAAGAAGATGAAGATGATGAAGATGATGAAGATGATGAAGATGATGAAGATGATGAAATTAAGACAGATGAAGTTAAGGTGGATGAAGTTAAAACAGAAACCAAAGATGCTGAAAAAGATGAGGAAAAACCAAAAGAATGTAAAATAACCGATATTTTTAATTTCAAATGTTATTCAAAGATTAAATTCATGTTTATTTCAATTCTTGTAATTTTACTTCTTTCCATCTTTGTTTTACTGGGATTTATAATATATTATTTCTTTTTCAAAAATACTGACGACGGTGATACTTCTAATTCTATTGAAAATGATGATCAACAACCTGGGGTTTTTGATGGTATGTTTGCAGGATTGTTTAGCAAGAATGATGAGCTCAATAATCGTTCTGTTATACGTAACGTGTCTAATATATCTGTAAAAAAGCCCACAAGTATATCTCAAAAAAATGTTATATCAAACAATGATTATGAATATAAAAGTACACTTCAAAATGAAAATCTCATAGATGTTAAAGAAGATAGCAATGAATTAAAAGATCTGAAAGAATCCAAAGAATATCTTAAAGATATTAATGAATTAAACGATGAAGATCTAAAAGAATCGAAAGATGATGACGAAGATGTTAAAGAAGATCTAAAAGAATCGAACGATGATGACGAAGATGTTAAAGAAGATCTAAAAGAATCGAAAGATGAAGATCTAAAAGAATCGAAAGATGATGACGAAGATGTTGAAGAAAATATAAAAGAATCGAATGATGATGACGAAGATGTTAAAGAAGATCTAAAAGAATCGAAAGATAATGACGAAGATGTTGAAGATCTGAAGGATGATAAGAATAATGAAATAGAATCTGAAGAAAAAATGCAAAATGAATCAATTGTAAATTATATTGATAAGAAAAAAAATAGTGAATTTCAAAAAAAACATAGTGGTAAAAGTAAAATTAAAATAAAATCTTATAATACACGTGAAAAATCTTCTTTAATATAGTCGATTAAAATTGATCCAATAATATGTTTATCCTTACATTTATCTTCCGCTAAAAATTGTTTATTTATACACAACATTACACTCTCAAGTTTTTGTTCCCTAATCTTATTATAAAATGGGATTAAATTACAATAGGATACTTCCTTATATATGTAATCACAAATGTCCTTATCATATATAAGCAGGATAGTCTTTTCATGAATATTGATCAAATTCATTTCATATATATTTTTTAACATATCCCTTGGTATTTTTTGATACAGTAGCATAAAATTTAATGCTTCTTGAGAATATACTTGCGATAATATATTATTCCATATATTAAAAAGTTTGAAACGATTTATTTCAATATTTTCATAACCATAAGTATTTAGCATTACCAATCCTTTGAGAATGTTGATCAAAAGTAACGACATACTGTTGCCGAATAATTTCTTATAATCTTGCAAAATAATATTCTGATCTTTCATCCATTTTTTATACAAGGTTTCGTTAATAAGAATTGAAGCCAGTATACCATACATATCAAATATATACACATTTTCATCTGTTAAATGTTTATATTTTGGAATTTCTGGAATATAGGGATACATACAAGAAGACATGGTTAAAAAAATATTTTTGTTTTGGATTTCAAAGGGTATAAAACTTTGATTTTTCAAAAAATATATGTCGAAAAATTGCAGTATATCTTCTGACATGGATATAACATTTATATTTTGCAACACAAAAATAGAATAAAAATCACAAGCTAAATAATTTACTTTATATGACGACATTAAAAATAACATTATATTATCAGTGTAACTATTTATCAAATTCTTTTTGACAACTTGAATCAAATTTAAAAGTTCGTGTTTTTCTAAATATTTATGACTATATAATGCTATTAAGATATTGATATTATCGCCGAATGAATAACATCCCCTACATATCATTAAATTTATTATATACTTATCATTATTTATATAATTAGGTGTAAAAACTATTTTTTCTTTTTTTGAGTTATTTGATATTGTGTAATATTCGTTATTTTGTTCTAAAACAGGACAAGTTATCATTACATAATTATTTGATTTACATAAACTTTCAATTATATCGATATTAAGGTCATTTACATCATTGAACTCAAAATTGTTTTCTACAATAATATAATAAAATAGCGTTTTGACATCAACTAAATTGAAATATCTTGATGTATTCACTTTGATATATTTAAAATACTTACCATATATATTGATTTTGGTGTTCATTCGATTGAAGCATTTCAAAATATTGTTTGTATCAACTATTTTATATCTTGGATAGTAGCATAATTGGTTTTCACAACTATTGTAATCAAGTAATGGAAGAGTATTTATAATATTATATTCGTAATAAACTGACATTGTTATTTGGTATTTCTCAATTTGTCCTTAAACAATCATTACATTCCTGTTACATCCAATTCTATAAAAACATTGGTTGTGTTATTATAGTTTGTGAGACATTTCACAAATTTTGTGAAATTCAATGATTTGTTTCTTATTTGGTTCGTCAACTCCGATATATTTACTCTGATATTTTTGAAATTATCGATTTGAGTTTTGATATTTTGATAAATGATTATCTCATTTTCTATTACAGATTTTCGAGAGTTATTTTCCTGTTTTGCTTTTATATTATTGATCAAAGCGTTGCTCATACCACTCGTTGTGTTGAAACCAGATTGTAATGTTTCAAACTCATCGGATGTTGTTAAACAGTCAAAATCATTTATTTGTTTCGATCTAATTGTTCCTAATTGTTCAAAAATTGAGTTCAAATTCTGTCTATTGATTTCAGTTGTTAAATTAGGAACAGTGTCATAAGAAGGCATTGTGGGACAGTTTATAAAGAAGTTTTCAACTGTAATACCAGTTAACTCATCACTACTTGTAACTTGTCTTTTATTATCACTGTAATTAATTAAATTTTCTGTAGGACTTGATTTTAATAACAACATCTTTTCTAAAATATTCTCAGAATCAGTTGGAATGTTTTCATTAATTTTCATTGATGTTTCAAAATATGATCTATTTAATTCAAGAGCAGCAGTAACACGATCATTGACTGATTTAAATTTTACATTTATGGATTTTTCAGCATGTTCTATATTTCTTAAACATCTTATGTATATTCCATAGTACCCATTATTTTGTGATATATCATTTGTATAATACTGTGAATAAAGATCTGTATTGGGGCCGTTCAGAATCATATTTGGTGGATTTCCAGTGTAATCTAATTTAAAATATCGGTATTTTCTGTCATTTTGTTCATATGGTTCAGATCCTCCATATATTTCTATTTCATCAAAATTAAGAACATGTCCTGCAACAAATCTACCGTCCGAATTAACATAACCTATTGTTTTGACACATATTGCAAACGTATCAAATGATTGAATTCCAATCAAGGGTTTCGAAACATACATTTTATTAACATAAACTGCATTTCTCTCGTGTAAAAGTTCTGACCAACCATCTGATGTGTTAACATTTGTGCCAAAAAACTTGAAATCATATGGAACTCGAGATCTCCAACCATCTCTTTTATAAAATCGCAAATTATATGGATATATCCCATTTGGACATTGTAAATATATCCATTCTCCTCTATATGTTCCTGTATATCTTGGTATTTTCCTATTAAATTTTTGATTGCCAGAATCATACATCCAATTATTACTATGCCCCCCTGGTGCACTGCTTTGTATTGAATTAAAAAAATGGGTAGGTTTCCAACTCCCATAGTCACTACTCCATTTAATAAGATAATTCATATTTTGATAATACAAATCACCCCCTACATTATTACCCGTATGTTCGTGATTGTTGCCTAAAATAAATCCTGGATATTTTCTTATATTACGTTTACCATGATAGATTTTTGATATTCTTTCTTGACTCAATGCTTCATTATATATCCTAAAGTCATCCATTCTTCCTCTCAAAAGCGGGTCATTTCCTTCTCCCCAATGAGATTTACCTACAAAGCATATATTTGGAGTATGATCAGGTACTGGAACTCCCTTATTATTATTAACTGGTTGATCCTCTCCATTTACATATATATGATTTGTCGCTGTAACATTATCTGCATTTTTCTTATTTGTTACAGCTATATGCATCCAATTATTTCCTTGTATGACATCATTGTTTGTCATTAACCACTGAGATCTGTTTGCGACAGCATCAAATATAACAAATGCGAGTTGATTTGTTTCACCGTATCTACTTACAATTATATTATTTTGACCAGGGCCTGATCCAAAGTCGATGATTCTGGTCCAGCGTGTGAATCTATCAAGTCTTACCCATACACACATCGTAAAACCATCAAATGTACTAAAATTAGTCGTAGGAACTGTCAAATATTTGTCATTATCGAGTATAAAAGAATGAGAACCTGTTTGTCTCACATTGTCATATGTGT